TGGGTCATACCATCTGTCCTTGCCTGAGAAGATATCAAAAACCTGAACGTGAGGCCAGAAAACCGCAGCCCATGAGTTATTGATAGCAGCGGTTCTTGAGGTGGATCTTCCATTCATCCAATCCGTCGCCTCTTGAACAGTGTCTAACCCTACTGGAGGAGCGACAGCAGCAACGAAGTTTTGAGAAGTCTCAGCCAATGTAATGAAAGCATTCTGAACTTCATCATCATGAATACCTGGAACTATTCCTATTGAAATGTTCAATAGATCATCGTCCAAGGCGTAAATGCCAGTCTTCTCAGCAGCAGTTCCAATTATTACAGTGGAACCCATCCCACCATTCGTTCCACCGGAAAGAGCGTAGGTGCCGTCCTTGAACTTTACGAATCTTGAAGAGCACCCTACTACTGAAGCTCCACTGTTTAGAGTTACTGTAACTCCACCGGCAGCCATAGATGTAATTTGTGAGACAAAATCAGTTAGCTTGGCGGGTGATGATCCGATTGAACCTGAGATCATAATTTCACCCTTGATGTAATCTGAAGTTGTGTTCTGAACTCCTACGTTTACAACGTCTTCAACGAAAGTTGAATTGTCTAGGAGCGAGACGTTAAAGGTCTCGGCAACTGCACCTTCATAGTTAGTTCCAAGTAATGAGTTAGCAGCACCGTTGCTCTCTATCTCCATGCTCAATCCAACTGTTTGACCAGTAAGACCAACCGTAGAAAGATTGTATCCAGTTCCAGGATATTGAGATCTTATTAAGTAAGCTAAAGTGCTAGTGGCTACATCACCACCATATACGCTTGTGTTTCCAGCGGCAATTGAACTTTCTGTTCCGTCCGCTGAGACAGCAAACACAGCCGATGGGTAAAGGTTTGGAGTAGTATATGTTGTTGACGAGAAGGCTGATACTGTTATGGAGGCCAGTCTTCCTGGGTAAGCTCCCACGATGTACCCATAGTCTTGGCTGTTCGTATTGAAGGCAATACTTACATGGTCAGTCTTAGCCGCCCCAACGCCAACAATAGCAGCGATGGCGGACGCTTGCGAAATCCCAGCATTGACATTAGCTGCAAGAGCAGGAATACTAAAGGTTTGCTCGTCGAGAACTAAGGCTCCATCTGAATCTCTTACGGATACCTTCAGATATAAACTGCTTGTTAGTCCGAAAGAGCTAGTTGTGAACTTAACAGCAGGGCAAACACCAAACGCGACTAACGCAGAAGCGTCTTGAGCATCACTGCTAACGGCTCTAACGAATCTGATTTGATTAGTTGTCTCAAGGATTTCCAGCGCACCCTCTAGACCTTGGCCTTGCAAGCTCTCGCTTGGATTACCGAAAGTATTAACCAAATTCTCCTGGCTAGTTATAAGCGTAGGAGTATTTGTTGGACCTTTGGTAGCATAGCCTACAATACCAACTATTGATGACTCAATATTTGGTGGGTAAGCTGAATTATCTTTCTCTATAAATACGACAGCAGGACTAGAAGGAATAGCACCCATTTAAGATATCCTTTAATTAGAAATATTAACTATTCTTCTTTTATGAAGATTTTTAACTTGCTGGCTTATTTGAGACTCTAATACTCTAATAGCCTGCTTTGGCTCAAGCCAAACGTGATCTACCCCACCTGGTTTCTCCAACATGATAAAGAGACCTTGGACAGAGTAATTTTTAATTAATTTAGTTGGCTCAGAAGGAGCCGTAGGTTGTGTTACAGTTACTTTAGTAGCCATTGTGAAAAACTCTAATAGTATTTACCCATTATGTAAGACATTTTAAATTAAATTTTTTAATTTATCTTGACCGCTAATTAAAACTAGGGGGAGTAAACAGTCCTCACAAGTACAGGACATATCGTGGCAGACCTGGGTATTATCTGAGCTAACAACTTGCACTGAGTCTCCAAGCCCCGCTATCTGATAGTTAAGTTTCTCTATTTTACCTGTAGAAGTGTATAAAAACTTAGGGCTTGGTATATAAGTCTCTACCGTTATTTGGATAGACTTCTTAAGTATGCGGTCTTCACGGTCTGGGGCCTCTTCTTGCTCCACATCCGATTCGTTTACGATAAATGATTTAGTTACATTGTTGGACTTAAGTTGAACTTCAAGATCTGGATTAAAAAGCAAGAATATATATTCTCGTATCTGATCCATGTCTTCCTTGTACTTAGTCCATATGTTTATAGTATAAGTTATATCGACAGGAGTAGGGGCCATGCTAAGAGTTCGTATGGCCTGCTGCTGACGCTTGTGCCAGTACTTCTCGTGTACTAGCATGGTCCCATATCTTCTTCTGTTAGTGCCTTCTGCTGTTGAGTCTTCGCTTATTGTTATTACAGGTAGAGTTATATTGTCTCCGACCGTTGATCTTGCGACTGCTCTTTCTTGATTAGCATGGAAGCATTTAACATTAATAGAATTATTGTTCCTATCGACGTAATGAATTTTTCCAAATGTTCCTATGAGAAATCTTAATATATCCTTGAATACTTTTTGAGAAAACATTCCTTTGGCTGAGTTAGTTTTCTCAACAATTTCTTGAAGCACTTGGCTTGGAACTGGAATATTACTCATCTCCCTTTACCTCCAAGGACTCTTTTTGGTATATTGGATCAGAAGTAGGTGGTTGCTGTAAGTGAATGTCTTCTGAATCTCTCAACAACTTAGCACTGCATATCAAATGATATACTCCGTAAGTCTCAAAGCTATCTTCCTGAACTTCGTATATCTCATATTTTAAATTTTGAAACTCTGGTTTTATTATATCACCAGGGATCAAGGGCCTACCTAATCTTCGTTCAGCGTAAGTTTTATTAAAAGTAAACTGCTGATCGTTTGTAAGTTCAATTCCAAACTGAGTAAGGTTTTCTTCTATGGGCTTAGGCTCATAATGTCCGTAAACTCTTATTGGTGCTACTGAGAAAGTCTTGCCTCTCTCTTCCCCATACACATCATCTATCTCTTTTGTTTGATAGTACTTGTATATCATGAGAGGAGACCCGGCCAATTTAATCTGTTCCTCGTCAATAATGTTGAACAAGTTTTGATCATTTAATTTATTGAATAACTTGAATGGGCTTTCGTACTCGTCAGAGTTTGGAAGGCTCACATTTGATTTATATTTGCCGAAGTTACTCATATTATCCTACGATAAACATTGGACCTTCTTGAATCTCAAGCATCAACTCTTCCATGAGTTGCTTCTTCTCTTCCGCCGATTCTTGGACAAGCACACCGCCATCCATCTGCGCTCCCCCTCCAGGTCCGGGAAGTGTCTTATACTTTCCTCGGATGCGCCCTAGGATTCCCTTAGCAGAAGCAGTAGCATACCTTTGAATCCAGTTTCTGTAAGCATGATGTATTGTGTTTGAGTCTAACGCTCTATACTCTATGATTACTGGAGTCGGTGTCTCAGTTGGTCCTGGGTAGAGTTGCAGATACTTTCCATTTACTATGTTCCATCCACCCTCGTTAGACAGTATTCTTCTTGTCATCTCAAGGTACTGCTGTGTTAAGAAGAAGTCTCCTATTCCACCACCTTGGAAGAATCGGTTAGTATTAAAGAACGCTAATGTGAAATCAAAAGCCAGAGATCCAGGAGTGTAGTTTAAACCTAAAATATCTTTTTTGTAGTTAACATAGCTTATATTGTTAGCTAGAAATTGAGGTAGCTCGTATAAGTTTTCCATTGAGCTAGCATCGAATACTGCATACTGACTGGCCCATTGAGGGGCATGATAATCTAACTTAGACACCGCTTCGTCAATACAAGTTTTAACTTGAAAAGGTGTTAGCTCAACAGCTACGATGGGATGCCCTAGCTGTGCTAAAACATAATCATTAATTGACTGCTCAAATAAATTAAATTGGACTCCATCTGCCTCTAAATTTTTATTTAATTTATCTTGGTTTATATCATTAGCCAAAGAATAATCTGTAAGCTTTTGCCCACCATAACGTCCGTAGCTAGACCCATAGCTTGTTATTATTGGAGTAGATACCATATACTTATATTTAGGTCCTCCATAAAAGAAAAAAGCGGGCTTTTTAGGCCCGCTTTAATTTAATCTGATACTATTAATATCAGACTATCGTCAGGTTTCCAGTAGCGTTAACCAGAATATCAGGACGTAGGTAATCAGAGCTAGCTCCGATTAGTCTGATGACACGGTAGAATCTGCTAGCTGGCTGAATAGCAGTCTTGCCGTATCTCGTCATGATACCCTTTCTTGGCTGGAATGAGCCTGGATCGGTTACCATTGGGAGTGGCATGAGTGGGATGTATGGGCAGTAGACGAATCCGCTGTCCATTGGGCTGCCGCCATTGTAGCCGATGATGATCTCGTCCTCTGGGAATAGAGGATCAACGATCAGGTCGTACTTACCAGCGAACTTGCCCTTGTACTCAATCTTGGTTCCCATGTTGCTTGGGCCATCACCCTGGGGGAGTCCACCCTCAAGCTTCGCCGCTGACTCAAGCATTGAAGCGATGAGTGGCGAAGTGATAAGAACCGTACCTGGGCCTCTCATCGTGGTCTTATAGATATCCTGGCTAGCGAAGTTTAGCACCGCGAGCATATTGGAGTATCTATGTCCAACGTGCTGAGGAGCATACGCTGATCCAAGGAATCTAGCAAGGTCAACAACAATGATGTTTCTTGAAGCAGTCTGAGTCTGGTAGCCATCAACAAAGCCACCGGCTCCATTGTTAGCCCACTCAAACGAACCTGGGTTCCAGGCTGGAGCACCGTTGGCAGTGCTGACCTTACCGTAGTAGTTCGCACCAAAGCTATTTGAGTTGGCGAGTGGGTCAAGTGACTTAGCTTGCCATCCACCAATGCTAGCGGCTGTACCGGCAAATCCGTAAGCGATCATACGGATGTCCTCGATTAG